CTACCGAGAGACAATAGATATTTGCTCTCATGCCAGACTGTGATTTAATCCGTTGTCCAACGAGAGAACTGATGATCACGGATGCTGAAGCTATCGATAGAAGTTTCTGCTTTTTGTAGCCACTGTCACAGATCATCTCAGCTAGTTCACCAAGAAATCCTGGTGGATACAACAGTGACATGTCACAGAGTTCTTCTGTCTCTTCAGTACTTATCAAGGCTTCCGGACATTCTTCTTCTGGTGACATGTCACGGACACGGATTCCCTGTTTCTTTAAGAACTCGATTGCTCTTTGATCTCGGAGATCGTTACTCGACATCTTGCTTTCCCCTTCTCCATGGGTTTTCTAATTACTTCTAGTTCATCTACTTGAGAATCATTTGTGTAGATATAGCCCTCCATAGCATCCAACAGTGCTTTCAGTCTTCCATCTATATCAAAAGACCTACGGTTGCCAGGAATCAGTTCTACATTGATTCTAAGACGTTCTGTGGGGAAGGCCGGGAAATTGAGATATATCGCTTTCATCTCGATGAGAACTCGTTCCATTGAGTCCTTATACTCCCGGCCTTTTTTCGATAGGTAAACGGATCGACTACGGAAAGAACTTCGGTAGTACGTGTTTACACTTGGGGGGAAAGGTAGTTCAAAACTCAGGTTCATCGTCATCGTCATCAATCACCGGAACCAGAGAGGATTTCTCTTTGTACTTCAGTACTTCAATATATCCCTTCTCATTAGTTCCGAGTTCAACGATAACTGATCGGTTCAACAGGTCATTTGTATTACTAAACGATCCTTCCAGACCACTACAACGAGCAACTCTTCCTAGTTTCTTTTGAGCACTCTGACGAGTCGATTCCGAAGCATGACCAATATTGAAATTGTCCCAGACATGTCCATCATCGTTAGCGAGTTTCATGTTCAACATCCAGCCACCCTTTCTAGTCTGTTTGCTTCCGATGTACAGAATCTCGACCATGTGTTCTCCCGGAGTCAACGGAGAGGTCTGAATCATTTCTTTCGGGTATTCAATTTCAATTTCAAATCCTAAGTCCATTTCGATCTCCTTACATTTGGCTGAACACTCTCGTCCAGAAGTTAAGTGCATTGATCATTGCTGGAGTCAGTAGCAAAAATGCTAATGAAGCCAACGTGAGAAAAAGACTGAATCGAAGTACTGCATCCATTGCGTCT